CCTCTGCTCGATGCTCTGCCTGCGGATGAAGCGCGCGCGCGTGAAGTACGCCGCGGAGACCGCGAAGCAGGTGCGAGCCATCGTCCGGCCGCACATCCAGGAGATTTTCGCCGACTGCCCGCCCGACATCCGCCCCGTCTTCAACTCGATGGACGGCGAGTACCGCTTCCCCAGCACGGGCTCGACGTGGACGATCGCCGGCTGCGACTCCGAGACGGATGCCGACAAGCTCCTCGGGCAGCACGCCCACCTCTGGGTGGTGGACGAAGCGGGGCGCATCAAGATCCTCAACTACGTCGTGCGCACCGTGCTGATGCCCCAGACGCTCAACACGGCGGGCAAGGGCATCATCTGCTCCACCCCAGCGCCCACGGCGGACCATCCCTTCAAGGAGTACTGCGATCGCGCGAGCGTCACCGGTGCGCTGGTGGAGCGGGACATCTACTGCAACCCGCGGTTGGACAGCCTGCCCGGGGGCCGCGAGGCGACCATCGCCCGGCTCATCGCCAGCTGCGGCGGCGAGGACAGCACCGAGTGGCAGCGCGAGTACCTGGTCCGCCACATCACCGACCAGGAGCTCCACATCATCAAGTTCGCCACCGCCCGGCGGCTGGAGCAAATCACCCTCAAGCTCGATCCCGAGAAGCTGAAGCAGAACCCCTTCTATTACCGGCCGCAGTTCTTCGATCCCTACGTGGGGATGGATCTCGGCTGGGCCCCGGACGCGACCGGGATGGTGTGGGGCTACCTCGACTACAAGGAGGACACGCTGGTCATCGAGGACGAGTGGTTCCTCCGCCGGATGGACAGCGCCACCCTCACCAACATCGGGAAGACGCGCGAGCGGGAGCTCTTCGGGGATCCCTCGGCGGTGTACATGCGCTGGGGAGATCTCGAGCAGCAGATTCAGGCGGACCTCGCCTCCCAGCACAACTACGTGGTGGCGCGCACCGCGAAGGAGAACCTCAAGGGCGCGTGCAACCAGCTCAACCTCGCGGTGGGAGATCTCCAGCACCGACTCCGCATCCATCCCCGGTGCAAGCAGTTGAAGGAGCAACTCCGGGATGGTGTGTGGGACAAGGAGAAGAAGAAGTTCGCCCGCTCCGCGAAGCACGGGCACTACGACTTGCTCGCCGCCGCCGTCTACCTCACCCGCAACGTCCAGTGGGACAAGGTGCCGGAGCGGATGGTTGTCGCACCGCAGAACCCCAATACCTGGGTCATCCCCGAAGAGGAGGAACAGGGCGGCGTGTTGGGTGCGCTGAGGTCGGCCTTGGGGCTCGAATGAACACCTCGTGTACTCTGGCCCGGCCCGGGGACAGGAGAGCGCTTTGAGCGACACCACCCAGCCTGTCACCCAGGGCCAGGCGTACTTCGCGAACCTCGAAGGAGAGGATCTCGGGAAGGCGCTGTTCGACCGAATCGTCCGCTACGAGAACTACGTCTACGAGTGCGGGCTCTTCAACGTCTGGCGGCTCTCCTACCTGTACTGGTACTCGCAGGATGAGGAAGGCTTCACCGCTCACCTGCTCGGGCGGAAGGGGCCGCGCTCGAAGTACGTGGTGCTGAAGCTCAACCACTACCGCTCGATCGTGAAGAACTGGCGGACGCTCGCGCAGGCGCAGCGCGCTGCAAGCTCCCCGGTGGCCCGCTTCAACGACTCGAGCTCCGACGCAGCTGTGAAGCGCGCGCGGGTGGTGCTGAAGCACTACGCGAAGGCCTCGAAGATTGACGAGCTGAAGGACGAGGCGATCGACATCTCCTCCTACCTCGGCGCCGCGCACCTGGAGCAATGCTGGTACGACCAGGGCGGGGAGATGGTGCTCCCCGGGGCGGACCCAGCTCTCATCCCAGGAGCTCCGCCGCCCACCAACCCCGACGTGCCTCAGCTCGGCATCGGGCCCCAGGCACCCAACGGGATGATGCAGGCCCAGCCGCCCGGGCCGCCTCCCCCGGGACAGATGACGGTGGACCAGACGGGCGCGCCCTCAGCTCCGCTGGCTCTCCAGGCGCCGAAGCCCTACGGCGGGGATGGGAACATCTACACCGGGACGATCGAGACGCACGTCTACTCGCCGATCGACTTCATCGTGGACCCGTTCCGGATGGACCACCGGGCGAAGTGGTGCATCACCCGGCGCTACGAGAACAAGTACGACATCGCCGCGCTCCACGCGAAGGACGACGCGACCTACTCGCGCATCATCGGGCTCACGCGTCCGAAGGACGAGAAACTGCGGCTGGAGCTCGGGTTCGCCCATCGGAAGGAGGAGTACCAGACCGACGACATCCCGGTGTTCACCTTCTGGCACGAGAAGACGCCAGCCTGCCCCCAGGGGCGGAAGGTCACCTTCCTCGCCTCGGATCTCATCCTGAAGGTGGAGAATCTGGGGAAGCTCCCGCGCATCCCCATCCAGCGCATTGCCCCCGCCAACATCCGCCGCACGCCGTTCGGCTACTCCGAGGCGTGGGACCTCCTCGCCCCCCAGCGCGCGCTCGACATCCTCAACTCCATCTCGCTCTCGAACATCCGAACCTTCGGCGCCGGTAACGTACTCGCGCCCAAGGGCTCGGGCCTGAAGGCGACCCAGGTGACGGAGGGGCTCAACCTCCTCGAGTACAACCCGGTGGGGGAGAAGCCCTCCGCGCTCGCGGTGCCGCAGACGCCGCGCGAGGTGTACGACGCGAAGAAGATTTGGGTGGGCGAGATGGGCACGCTCATCGGGGTGAACAGCGTCGCGCGCGGAGATCCAGAGAAGAGCCTCGAGTCCGGCTCAGCGCTGGCGCTCGTGCAGGCCCAGGCTGTCCAGTACAGCTCCGACTACCAGGGGGAGATCGTCACCTTCGAGGGAGAGGTCGACACCGACACGGTGCGGTTGGTGAACGTCAACCTCAAGCAGGAGGTCGAGTTCGCCGTCGTGGGCGATGAGATCGCGACCCTCGAGAAGTTCGACGGTCACGCGCTGGATCCAGTGATGCGGGTGGACCTCGAGCCGGTCAGCCCGATGACGAAGACGCTCGCCGGGCGGTGGCAGATCGTCGACCTGCTCTCCCAGCGCTACCCCAACAAGATTACCCCCGAGCAGGTCATCCGCTTCGTGGGCACGGGCACGCTCGACCCTGTCACCGAGGACAGCCAGTCGGAGAGCCGCAACATCCTCCGCGAGAACGAGCTTCTCTCGAAGGGGATTGGCCCCCCGCCAAAGGTCCCAGTCATCGGCCCGGATGGACAGCCGGTCATCGGCCCGGACGGGAAGCCCCAGATGCAGGCTCAGCCGGAGCCCGGGAAGCAGTACGTCCGCGCGCTCCTCACCGACAACCCGTACCGGCACACGGCGAAGCACATCGCCCTCCTCGACTCGCCCGCGGCCCGGGCGAACCCCCAGGTCTACAACGCGGTGCTGGCGCACCTGAGCGAGCACGAAGAGCTCTACGCCTTCCTCACGGCGAACCGACCGGGGCTCCTCCAGATGCTCCAAATCGAGCCGATGCAGGCCGCCATCCCTCCCCAGATGCCCATGGCCCCCGGCGCGAGCGGCCCCCCTCCGGAGGGCGCCGGCGGCCCGCCCGCGGGTGTGCGCCCGCCCCCGGCCGGCCCGAGCGGCGGGGACGGTACCCAGGCGCCGCCGAACAACGCCCAGCCGGCCAAGATGCCGCAATTCCCGAAGAATCCCAGCACCGGCGAGCGCTTCCAGCCGCCGCCGCCCCCAGGAGGATGACCCATGTCCGCTCTCATCGCCCCCGCACCCGCCTCCGCCGGCTCGTCCGGCGGCTCCTCGTCCGGCAGCCCGTCCCCCGGCGGGAGCGCGGGGGCTCCGTCTCCAGGGAGTACCCCCGGCGGTGAGGCCCAGTCGGGCGCCGCCGGGGCGCAGCCCCAGCAGCCGGTGCAGCCGCAGCGCTTCTCCCGCGTCGAGAAGGTGAACGGGAAGGAGATGAAGCTCGAGGCCACGGAGGACGAGCTCTTCGCCGCCCTCCGGCACAAGGCCGCGACGATGGAGGCGGCGAAGCGGAACGCGGAGGAGCGGCGGAAGTTCCAGGAGGAGCGCCAGGCCTTCCTCGCGGAGCAGAAGCGCCTCGGGGAGGACCCGTTCCACCACCTCCGGAGCGATCCCAACTTCAACGAGCTCCAGTGGCTCCAGGATCGACTCCACGGGGCCCTGCGGGCGAACGAGCGCTCCCCGCTGGAGATTGAGAACGAGCGCCTGCGCAACGAGATGCAGCGCTACCAGGAGGAGGTGTCGCGCCGAGACCAGGAGGCGAAGAGCGCCGCCGAGCTGGAGCAGGAGAACAACGAGCTCCGCGCGCTGGGGGCCAACTTCGCGCGCGCGCTGAAGGAGGGGAAGTTCCCGGCGAACGACCTTACCCTCGACATCATGGGCAAGATGCACTTCGAGGCCGAGGAGAACGGGATCGAACTCTCGCCCGGGGAGCTGGTGCAGGAGACGCGGCGAATGTACGCCGAGGCCCTGGACAACTGCGCCGACAACATGGAGGACGCGCAGTTGCTCGAAGCCTTCCCGAAGTTCTCCGCCAAGCTCCACCGCGCGCTGGTGGCGAAGTACAAGGCGATGCAGGCCGGCGGGCAGCAGCAGCCGTCCGCCGCACCTCCGCCCCCGGCGCAACCCCAGCAGCAGACGAACGGCGCCAAGCGGCTCACCGAGCGCGAGGAGTGGGAGAGGATGCAAGCGGAGGCCAGCGGCCAGGGCCGGCGGATCCTACGGACGTTGTAGCTGTTGACACCACAGCGGGGTCGAACGGTAGGGTTTGCAGAAAATACCGTCTCGTCTCTGAGACTGGGATGCACCCGTGTCTCCGGCTACCCCGCCGGCCCACGACCTCCCCCGGGAATCGGAAGAGCGGACAGCGGAAGTAGCTGTTCACCCTTTCACCCTTCGGGGAGGACCACGTGTCCGATACCGCCACAGACGTAAGCAAGCTCAACGGCTGGTTCAAGCACAAGTACGGCAAGTTCCAGGATCCGCTGCTCGAGATCTCGAAGCTGTACGACATGCTCGGGCCCATCCAGGCCGCGCAGCGCATCGGGCGCCAGTTCAACTTCCCGATCGAGCTCTCCCTGCCCCAGGGCGTGACCTACGCGGCGGCGGGCGCCGGCGCGTTCGCGTTCGAGGACACGGTGCCAGGCGAGATGAAGGAGGCGCAGATCGACGCCTCGCAGATCGCCGTGTCCGACATCATCGACTACGAGTCCGCGGCCAAGGCCACCGCCGAGGGCCCGGAGGCGTACGGCGACGCCGGCGAGCGCCTGGTCCGCCGCATCCGCAAGGCGGGCAAGAAGCGCCTGGAGATGTCCACGTGGTACGGGCAGAAGTGGATCGCCAAGCTGTCGGCGATCTCCGGCACCTCCACCACGCGCGCCCTCACCATGGCCACCGCGGAGTTCAGCGCGGGCCTGTGGTGCGGGATGAAGAACATGAAGCTGGACGCCTGGGACACCAGCGCGTTCGGCACGAAGATCTCCGCCAACGCGGCGATCATCGTCACCTCGGTCGACATCGCGAACCGGATCATCAACGTCTCCGGCAACTCGACCGACCTCACCAACCTCGATTCCTCCGCCACCACGGCGGTCTTCACCCCGTACAACTCCCGCACGAACAACAGCACCGTGAAGGAGATGGCGGGCGTCGACAAGATCGTCACCAACAGCGGCTCGCTCTTCAACATCGACGCCAGCACCTACGAGCTCTGGGCGGGCAACACCTTCGACAACGGCTCGGTCGCGTTCTCCCTGAAGAAGCTTCAGGACGCGATCTGCGACGCGGTGGGCAAGGGCCTCGACGAGAAGGCGGTCGTCTTCGTCAACCCGCGCACCTGGGCGAACCTCTGCTCTGACCAGGCCGCCCTGCGGAAGTACGACGCGAGCTTCAGCGCGTCCAAGGCGCAGAACGGCTTCCGCGCGCTGAGCTTCTACACCCAGGCGGGTGAGACCGAGGTGATGCCGCACCCGATCATCAAGGAGGGCGACGCGTGGGTGCTCCCGCCTGACCGCTTCATGAAGATCGGCGCCCAGGACCTCAGCTTCAACGTCCCGGGCCGCGGCGAGCAGTACTTCGACAACGCGACCAACAGCTCCGGGCAGGCGCTCGCGGGCTACCGCCTCATGGCCTACGCGAACGTCGCGGCGATCTGCGGCGCGCCGGGCCTGTGCACGAAGGTCATCAACGTCGTCAACAGTTGACGTCGGACGGCTGAACGGAAGTCGGAGCCCCTTCCCCCCCGGGCGCTCCGGCTTCTTCTTGAGCCGCCACACGTCTCACCCGGAGAGCCGATGACCGCCCCGACTGCGCAGACCGAGCAGAACACCCTGCTGATGATTCGGCACCCCAAGGACGCGCTCATGAAGACCGTGGGCGACAAGGGCCTGGCGCTGGATCTCGTGCACGTCGCCCGCTACCTGGAGGGAGTGGCCATGGGCGCCGCCCCCGGTGAGAACTGGGTAGACGTGATGCGCGGGAGCACCTCTGCCGTCCCAGTCCACGCGCTGGCGGTGGTCGTCCTCTCCAGCGGCTCGGGCACGGTGGGCGCGGTCATCAATGGCGTCTCCCTCACGGCCACCTGGGCAAGCTCCGACGCGGCCTCCTCGACGCTCATCGCCGCCGCCATCCGCGCCAGCTCGAACGCGCTGGTGCAGGGCCTGGTGGGCGCGAGCAACCTCGGCGCGACCATCACCCTCGCCTCGGTCGCGGCCGGCGACTACATCGAGATCCAACCCGTGGGCACGGCGGGCGGGGGCCAGGCGGTGCGCTTCACCGCCACCGCGGCCGCGCAGTCGAACGGAGCTGGGCCCGGCGCCAACCCCACCTTCGACATCTCCGGGAACGACACCGCGGACGCGACCGCGCTCGCCGCCGCCATCAACGCGTACCCCGGCTTCAAGGGGAAGCTCTACTGCGCCAGCGCCGCCGCGGTGGTCACCATCATCCAGATGTTCAACGACACCACGGTTCGCTTCCGGGTCCAGAAGAGCGCCAGCACCTTCACGCTCTCCGCCGCTGGCGCATTCGCGGCGCTCGCCAGCACCGTCGTCTGGGCCCTCCAGAAGGGGAAGCTGGGCAACTGCCAGACCATCGCCGCCACCGGCACCGGCGTCTCCATCCTTGGCTCGCTCACGCGACTGGGCGGCGGGGTTGGTGGAGACCCGACCGCGGGAGCGACCACCTACCGGAGGTAGCGCGTGGCACGAGACGGCGTGAAGCGGCGGATGTTCGACCTGACCAAGCGGGTCCGGATCGAGCGGCTGAAGGCGCTCAAGGCGCCGAAGAGCAACGGGAAGGCGGAGGAGGCGGCGGAAGGAGCTCCTCCGAAGGACGAGTTGGAGGCGCTCGAGGCTCTCCTCGGGAAGGAGTGATGGGTGGCCCAGTTCGACGCATCCGCGGTGTTCGCCCTGATGAAGCGCCGCGGCTTTGTGCCGAGCTCCATCTCTGGCTTCTCACAGCAGGATTTCCTCGACGCCGTCACCGAGGAGATCGAGAGCTACATCCTCCCGAAGCTGGTGAAGGCCAACTCGAAGCACCTGCTCCGCACCGAGGACCAGAGCATCACCGCCAACCAGAGCCAGTACCGGGTCCCGGCCCGGTGCGCGAACAACGGCATCTATTCCGTCTGGCTCGTGAACTCCTCCAACGGTTTCGATCGTCTCGAGGAGATTGACCCCGGCGACGTCCCAAAGACGGGCATCACCCTCAACGCGAACACGCCGCGCTTCTACGCGTGGGAGGGCCCGTTCCTCACCCTCTACCCCACGCCCATCGCCACCGCCGGGACGCTGCGCATCAAGTACCAGGTGCGCCCGAGCAAGCTCGTCCTCGTCACCGCGGTAGGCACCATCACGGGGACACCCGTTGCGGGCGCGAGCACCGTCACCGTCGGCAGCGCCTCGCCGAGCTCCACCTCCGGCCCCTTCGACATCGTGCGGGGCACGGGAGCCTTCGAGCACCTGGGCATCGACCTCGCCGGCTCCCGCGCGAGCACCACGATCACCCTCACCGCTGGCGTCCCCGCCGTGCCGAACCTGCCCGTCGCCGGCGACTACGTCTGCAATGCGGGGGAGAGCCCGGTGCCGCAGCTGCCGACAGGCCTGCACCTCCCCGCGGCGCTCCGCGGCGTGGCGTCCATCATCTCGTCCAAGGGGAACAAGGCGCTGGCCGAAGTGCTGCTCGGCGAGGCGGTGGCCGCAGAGAAGGAAGTTCTCGAGTCCCTGGTGCCGAGGAACCAGACGAACCAGCAAGATCTCGCCAACCCCTGGTGGTGAACCGTGCCGCGGAAGAAGCTTCCACCCCTCGGGCTGAAGACGAACCCCGCCGCGTCCACCGTCCCCGGCGCGCTCTACTCTGCTGACAACGTCATTCACCGACGGCCGGGGAAGGCGAGCAGCCGCCCCGGCCACATGGTGCAGGGCCAGGCGAGCGCGAAGTTCTGGCGCCTCTTCGCCTACGACGGGCAGGTCCTGTCGTTCAACCAGGACTCGAGCATGCGGTTGCTCAGCTCTCCTGGGTCGTCATCGGGGAGCTTCGGCGCCTACTCCGGAACGTTCGCCGCCATCTCTCCGTTCGCGCTCTTCACGCGCACCCAGCGCCCGCGCGCAGTTATCGCCGGGAGCAACCTCTATGCGCTCACGAACGCCGGCCTCGTCCGTCTGTCGGGCTACGGGGCCACCCCAATCGCCGCAGGCGTTCCGCGCGGGGTCAGCTTCGATCTCACCGCCCCGACTGCCGTGCTCGTCACCGCCGGCGGCTTCCTCACGGACCAGTACCAGGTGGCATATCGCGGGTGCATCGCCATCCGAGACGCGAAGGACGTGCTCCACATCGGCGAGCCCACCTCTCGCACCATCGTCTCGAACGCGACCTTCACCTCCGGGTGGGTGAGTGCCGAAGCGAAGAACGTGACGCTCCGGATGCGGCTCCCGTCCGGCTGCACCACGGACATGTTCTTCCAGATCTACCGCTCGAAGCAGGTGCCACTGGGAACGCAGCCCGACGATGATCTCCAGCTCGTCTATCAGGACTATCTGACGAGCCTGAACATCTCGAACGGCTACGTCGAGATCATCGACACCTTCTCCGAAAGCATCCCGAAGGGCGCCTACATCCACACGAGCCCCAACTTCGCAAAGCGATATGGCGGGATCGACGGCGAGAATGGGATGCCGCCTGCGGCGATGGACGGCTGTGTCTTCCGGGATCGGCTCTTCCTGTTCAACCTGATGGGATACTGGACGTTCCAGCTCACCATTCTCGGTGTCGGCGGTACTGCTGGTATCCAGGCCAACGACGTATTGCTGATTACAGGGCTGTCGTTGACCGACGGGTTCACTGCGAAGACGGGTACACCGGGCGCCAACGAGTACAAGCTCATCACCACCGGAACGACCGCGCAGAACATCGAGCAGACGGCGCTCAACCTCGTCAACGCGATCAACCGATACAGCACGCAGTTCTACGCGCTCTACCTGTCAGGCCCCGACGACATCCCTGGCAAGATTCTCTTGACCACGCGCGTCCCAAACTACGGCTACCGGCCGCAGCTCTCGACTGACTTCGCGAGCAAGCGGACCTGCTTCGATCCGGTGTTGAAATGCATTGGGTCCGCTGCATTCAACCTGGCTCGCGTCTCCACCACGGTTACCGCGACGATCATCGCCGGGACGCACAACTTCCGGGTTGGCGAGACGGTGAAGGTCGACATCTTCGGCAACTTCGTCATCACCGCCGTAACGTCGACAACGTTCACGTACACCGACGCGGGCAACTCCTATCCTCAGTCGAGTTTCTTCTGCAACCTAATCACTGCCTCCGGCGATCCGCTCGTCTACTTCCGCTACGACATCGAGCCCAACGCCTGGGCCTACTCGAAGATCCGCGAGTTCGACGCCTTCCCCATCCGGAACCGGGGGTACGTCGGGGAGAAGGGCATCGAGGTGGGTCGCGCCGTGGCGCTCCGGGACTCGATCGTCGTCTGGACGTATCAAGGGCTCTGGCGAATCACCGGGGATGACCCGGACACCTTCCGCGCCGTGCTCATCGACAGCACCGCTTGCCTCATCTCGCCCGAGACAGTGGTGGTGCTCGACGACGTGTGCATCGGCTGGACGACGAAAGGCGTCATCGAGGTCTCCGACAGTGGTTGGCGCCTGCTTTCGAAGGACATTGCGCCAACGCTCGAGAGAATCATCGCGCAGAAGGGGCTCTCCACCCTTCAGACGACCGCCTTCGCCGTCGTCAACGAGGCAGACCGCTACTACGAGCTCTGGTATCCGAGCTCGCACAGCACCACCTGCGAGAACGCCTACGTCTTCGCGTACGCGACGGAGCTGTGGAGCTCGAAGTCCGTCCCGTACCTGCTCACCTGCGGCTTCTACCGGAAGGACGACTACAAGTGCTGGTGGGGCGACGCAGTCGATTCGAGCCATGGCATCGCCTACAACGAGCTGAAGAACCTCAGCACGGCGGACTGGCTGGATGAGCTCGTTATCACCCCAGGAAGCCCGTCCACGAGCACCCAGGCCTTCACGAAGGGCGTCACCTTCCAGCCGTTCGCCGGGAACGACCCGGGCGCGCTGAAGAACTGGCAGCAGGGCGAGGCGCAATTCGAGTCAACCCTCCCGGCCACCCTCACGGTGGTAGCGGTGAACGAGGGGAACGTTGGCACCAACGACACGGTGAGCCCAACGGACACCGCCGGTGTCGTGGTCCGCTTCTGGATCGACTTCACCGCTCAGGGCGCGCGCCTGCGCGTCACCATCACC